CAACTATTAGATTCTGATGGACCTTTTGAAGGATTTAAGAGTCCTGTATTCCCTTACCTTATTGGAGATAGTTTCAACTCAAAAGTAAATACTTTTAATTTACAACGCCTATCAAATCAAGATAGTATAGATTTAAATGACACTAATTGGTCTAGAAATACAACTCCATATAATTTAATTGACGGAACACTACAATATGAATATGTTGCAATTCCCAATGATTTATCACAGACTGTTGATATTACTTCAGTAACTCCAGGTTCTGTTGATAAGATTGGTATTAATACTGGAGGTTATGATTATAAGGTAGGAGATTCTGTAGTATTTGATGAGACTGGTACAAAGGGTTATAGTGCTAATGCAAAAGTATCTTCTGTTAAAGGTCAGCAGGTTAAGTCTGTAAGTTTAGGAACAACAAGTATCGAAGGAGTTGAATTTTATTCATCAACTAATGGTACATATGAAGTTGTTGCCACAAATCCTCATGAATTTAAATTAAATGATAATATAATAGTTTCTGGTTTATCTACAACTTCTTCTAAATTAGAAGGTGCATATAATATAGGAATTACTACTGCAAACTATTCATTAACTGGAGCAGGAGCTACTTCATCTGGAGTTGGTAATATTTCAGTAACTGGTATTGTCACTTACTTTAGTGTTGATAGTACTATCACTGCAAAACCAAATGATATATTTAAAATTGGCACAGAACAAATAAAAGTTCTAAATCCAGAACCAACCAAATCTAGACTTAGAGTTTTAAGAGGTCAGAATGGAACTACAGGATCTGCTCATACAGTAACAACAACTCTCTTTGAACAGCAAAGAAGATTAACTATAAATGCAGGTTTCCATACAACAGATAGTATAAAACGAAATACTGAATTGTATTTTGATCCTTCGGAATCAGTTTCTGTTGGCGTTGGTATTGGAACTACTTTATCATTCTCTAATCCTGGTGCAGGTATAAGTGAACTTTTTGTTCCTTCAAAATCAATATACATTCCAAATCATAATTTAGAAACTGGTGACGTATTAACATATAATTCAAATACTGGAACAGCACTTTCAGTAAGATATAATGAAAGTTCATCCATAGTTTCGTTGACTGATGGACAGGAACTTTATGCTGCTAAAATTAGTTCTGACTTAGTTGGTATAGCAACTGTATTTGTAGGAGTAGGAACTACAGGAACTTTCACAGGCATTGCAAGTGCTTATAGCAATTCTTCCACTCTATTCTTCACTGGAATTGGAACAGGAGTTTACCATAGTTTCAAAACTAACTATAAACCAATAACAGGTAATATTAAGAGAAATTTAGTAACAGTATCAACTGCCAGCACTCATGGATTGGTTAGTGGTGATGTAACTGATATTGATATCAATGTTTCAATTGGTTCTACATTTATTGTTGCATATAATGATTACAATAGAAGAATTGTAATTAACCCAAGAGATTTTGGTGTTGCAAATGTTGACGTTGCTACTAATACAATAACTATACCTGCTCATGGTTACTTTACTGGACAGAAGGTTATTCACACTGCTGCAACTCCTTGTGTGGGATTAGAAGATAATGCAATTTATTATATTGTTGTAACAGGTGATAATACAATCAAACTTTCCCAATCTTATTATGATGCTACTCTACTAAAACCAAATGTATTAAACATTACTGGTGCTTCTAATGGAACGATTAATCCTATCAATCCAGGAATTAGTGCATATAAGGATTCAGTCATTGATTTCAATCTTACAAGTCCATCATTAGCATATTATAAGTTAACAGCACAATATTCTGCGTTTGAGTTAGATTTCTATACTGATAAAGAAATGACTACTCTGTGGAATAAGAGTAGTGAAAGTGAAACATTTGAAATCAATAGAAGAGGAAGCGTAGGTATTTCAACAAATGCTAATGTAACTGTAGCAGTTAATAAGAATACTCCATCTACTTTATACTACAAGTTTAATCCTATATTTGAATCAGATTTACCTGATGTTAAAAAGGAGATTGTAGTTGATACAGAAAATACTTCAAATAGTGAAGTTGAAGTAAAAGAGAGTCTGTATAATGGAAAACAGCAGGTTAGTGTTGGTATTGGTTCTACTAATTCATTTACATACACATTAACAGTTGATCCAGAAAAATCTTCTTATATTTCTTCTACATCGAAACTTGATTATACAACAAGTTCAAAAACTGCTCTTGGTGGAATATCTGATTTTAAAGTTCTTTATGGTGGCAGTAATTATTACAGTCTTCCTGGTATTTCTACTATTACTACGGATTTTGGAAAAGATGCCATTATAAATGCAGAAACTTCAACTATCGGTAAAATTAACAACACAGAATTAAGTAGTGTTGGATTTAACTTCCCTTCCGATAAAACTTTAAGACCATCTTTAAATTTACCACAAGTTATAGAGGTTGATACTCTTCAAGGAATTGAATCTGTAGGAATAACATCTGTTGGTCGTGGTTATTCGTCTGCACCTACATTATTAGTATTTGATGGCAAGACTAATGAAGAAGTAGATGGTATTGATTTAGCATATGATTTAGAATCTTCTACTGTAACTATTCTCTCTAATACCGCAGGGGTTAGTGATGCTTCTCCAACTATTCTACCTACTAAGAATAGTAATGGTGTAGGAATTAGCACTATTAGTTACAACAGTAGCAGTAAAGATGTAACTGTTAGTCTTGCAGTAGGATTTGGTACAGATGATACCTTCCCATTTGCTTATGGCGATAAAGTCATGATCGAAGGTGTTAGTGTGGGAGTTGGTTCAACAGGACAAGGATATAATTCAGAAAACTATGGTTATCAGTTATTCTCATTACTATCGGTTGCTAAAAATCCAGGTGGTATTGCAACAGTAAGATATGGTTTAAGTGAGTACTATCCTGATAGTATAGTAACACCAGGTAATATTGATATCTTCAATTCTGCTGGTAGAATTATTGCTGAAAAGGATTTCCCAAGTTTCGATGTCACATTAAAGTCAAAAGATTATTTTATTGGAGAAACAGTTAAATCTACATCTGCTTCTGGTACTGTCGAAGGTTGGAGTGCTGCAAATGGAATATTAAATGTTACTTCTAACACTAACTTTAAAGTTGGTGAACGTATTACTGGTGAAACTTCTAATAGTCAAGGTATAGCATCATCTGTAACTTCTTATGATTCTTACATTAATTTAAATTACTTCTCAATAGTTAAGAATGGTTGGCAGAGTGACTCTGGAGTTCTTAATAATAATATTCAAAGAGTTCAAGATAATCTGTATTATCAGAGGTTTGCATATTCATTAAAATCAAGAGTTCCATATTCTACATGGGAAGATGTTGTTGGTTCATTAAATCATACTTTAGGATTTAAAAACTTTGCTGATTTCCAAGCAGAATCTTCAAACATAGGATCATATGGAATAATTGGCAGTCAGGTCACCTTTAATGCTCCAGGTATTTCTACAACTAGTAGTTCTGGTGATTGGGTGCTTACAAGCACTGTAGGTAGTTCTAATGTGTCATATTCTCCAATGACCATTGAACCTGCAGAACCTTCTGCTATTATTGATAGGATACAAGATGTAATTGGATATGCTAATTTAAACACGGTACAAGATTTTGAAATTGCTACTGAGAATGCTCTTAGTGTAGGTTCTCAATTAGTTTCTACGGAGTTAGTTCTATCTGGTGCTAGAGTTCTTACGGATTACTTTGAATCGATTGGCAACAGAGTTCTTTCGATTGATGATATTAGTAGTCAATTTAATAGCAATCCAAGAACAACAACATTTAGTGTTGTTAGTAAGTTTGATTTAGCAGATGTTAGGTCTCTCAAATTTATTACTTACGTTAAAGATAAGAGATTCTTTAACACTAGACAATTAATGATTGTTGATTTAGTTCATGATAATTATATCGGATATTTAAACCAATATGGTAGAATTGAAAATGTTTATGATTTAGGATCATTTGATTTTAATATTACTGGAACAGAAGGAGAGTTACTATTCTATCCTAACAAATATCAGGTAAATGATTATGAAATTACAGCATTATCATATAATTTAAACGATAATCTATTAGGAGTAGGAAGTAGTGTATTTGGTGCTGCTGCAGAGGTTAAGACAAGTAGTGTAGAGATACCTGCTAATACACCTACAACAATTGTAAGTCTTGCAAGCACTTATCGTGCAGCAAAAGTTTTAGTATCACTTACTGCAGATAGTACAAGGATTGATGCTGGTGGAGAATTTGAATTTGACGAACTTAATGTTCTTAATGATGGAACAAATGTAGAGATAGTTGAGTATCCACAATTAATTACCAGTCCTGGTGCAGCTAACCCAATACCTGGTTTTGGAACTTATTCTGGATACCTTGAGGGTAATCTATTAAAGATTGATTTCCATCCTCATAATAGTACTGCTGGTGTAGGAACTACTTCAATTGTTAATACTATTCAAGTTGCTATCAGTAGTGAGACTTCTACTGGAAGTGGTTCATTTGATTTAAAACATGCAAGAATTGAAGGTAAGTCAACAACTATAAGTGCTTCTGGATCTCCAACTGAAAATGTAATTGGAAGTTATCCTGATGACTATGATGCAGCATACTTTATTGTTCAGATATCTGATACCACTAATGAAACGTATTACTTATCTGAAGTAATCGCTCTTGATGATTATGATGCTGATACTAGCACTGGGGATACTTATAATGCAGAATATGGTATCATTGAGTCTGTATCAGGTTTAGGAACCATTGGAACCCGTATAACAGGTTCTGTAGTTGAATTAGTATATACTCCACTTCCTAGTATTGATGCTCATGTCAATGTATTCATGAATGCATTAAGAATCCAAGATGATTCTAGAGATGTAATAAGTCTTGAGAATGGAACAATACAAACTGAGTATGGTGAGTATTTTGGTACTGAAAGAGATATTAAGAGAGCATTTGGATTAAAGCACCAAACAAATGATATCTTTAATAGAAGTTTTGATGGAAGCAGCACAAGTGTAGTTGATTTGACTAAGAATACTATTCAGATGGCAAATCATTACTTTGTCACTGGAGAGGAACTTCAATACATCCATGCTGGTGCTGGTACAACTCAAGCAATTGGAATCGCATCCACAGATGGATTTGTAGGTGTAGGAACTACTGACAAATTACCATCATCAGTATTTGCAGTTAAGATTACTGAAGATAAGATCAAACTTGCAGCAACTGCTAAAGATGCCCTTATGGGAGTTGTTAATAATGTTGACTTTACTAGTGTTGGTATTGGTACATCTCATAGATTTGTTTCTACGAATCAAAATTCAAAAGTACTTGTAACACTAGACAACATTATCCAATCTCCTCTTGTATCTACTGCAGTAACCACTCATCTTGAAAACGAAGTATTCACTACTAGTGATATTGTCGAATTTGCAGGAATTACCTCATTCTTTGGTGGAGACTTGATTAAAGTTGGTAATGAGATAATGAAGATTGAAGGTATTGGTGTTGGAAATACAAATACCATAAGAGTACGTAGACAATGGTTAGGAACATCTCTTGCTGGATATAGTACGGGTGATGTAGTAACCAAGGTTATTGGTAATTATAACATTGTAGAAAATACTTTAAACTTTGTGGAAGCACCTTATGGAACTCTTCCAATGAGTTCTACTACTAATCCACCTGATTCTAGGGACTGGGTTGGAATAGCAACAGGGTCTCATTTCCAAGGACGATCATTTATGCGTTCTGGTATTCCTAATACTGCACAAGAAACATATGCTCGTAACTATATCTTTGATGATATTTCATCAGGATTTACTGGAACAGAAAGAGACTTTGTTCTAACTTCTGCTGGAGGAACTGTAACTGGTATTGAAAATGACAATGCTATTATCTTAATAAATGATGTCTTCCAAGGACCAGGAATACAGTATGATTATACTTTAGAAGAATCTGGTTCAACAGGTATTACAACTATATCATTTACTGGAACTGCATCATCAATCGCATCTGATGTCAATACTTCTAATCTTCCAGTTGGTGGTGTTATAGTTTCTGTAGGTTCTACTGCAGGATTTGGATATCAACCATTAGTCGCTGCTGGAGGAACAGCAGTAGTATCTGCAGCAGGAACAATCTCATTAGTCTCTATTGGTAACAGTGGTTCTGGTTACATATCTGGTATTCAAACAACAGTTAATGTTGGCATACAAACCGAAAGTCTAACAGGTGTCAATATTGTTTCTATCGGAACAGCATCAATTTCAAATGGCAATATTGTTGGTGTTGCAGTTACTAACTCTCAGGTCTTCTATGCCCCAAGAGTTGTTGATAATGCAGCATATAACAATTCTACTGGAGAGTTGGTTGTAACTACTTCTGCTGCTCATGGATTGAATGTAGGTAGTGAAGTATTGGTATCAGGAATAGCATTTACTTGCACATATTCAAGTTCTGCTCCAAGAAATCTATCCAACTTTGTTTATGATAATGTTACTGGTATAGCAACAGTAACTACTACCACTGCTCATGCTTTATCTGTAGGAAAGGATGTAATCTTTACTGGAATCGCAATGACATGTGGATTAGATGGTGGTTCATCTACTCATGTATATCCAAGAACAACTGACCCATATTATTCTGGTTCTGTAGTTACTAAGATTATTTCTGTTCAAAAATTTGAAACTAATGTGGGTGTTTCAACAGTTCCTACATTCTACCAGTCAGGAGGAACAGTTCAAAGGTCATTAATGACTCCAAGAGCAACTGATCCTGCTGCAGAAGGAACAGATGTTATTGAAGTATTGGATTCTACTAGATTTGCAGTAAACGTTGGTATATCCACAACATCACATCTTTATGCTAGAGGTGGAAGCGTTACGATGCCAATGGAAGTTGTTTTTGACTCACCACTTGGTTATTCAAATATTCCTTTAATATACAGTTCATCTTCTGTATCTGGAGTGGGTTCTAATGCAACTATTGATATAGCAGTTGGTCGGGGTTCAAGTGTTACGGACTTTACTCTTAGAAATACTGGTTATGGATATGGTAATGGAGAAATCTTAACTGTAGCTATCGGTGGAACCACAGGAATACCTACAACTTCATCTTATCACGAATTCCAATTAACAATAGATGAAATATTTACTGATGAGTTTACTGGTTGGTCTGTAGGTCAATTGCAAGACTTAGATGATGTTGCATACTTATTTGATGGAAATAGACTAACCTTCCCATTAAGTCAGGGAGGAGTAGTTGTTTCTATAAGGGCAAGCAAAGGTTCTCCTATTAATATTGAAGATACTCTTCTAATCTTTGTTAATGATGTTCTTCAGGTTCCTGGTGAAGGATTTAAGTTTGAGGGTGGAAGTACTCTTACATTTACTGAAGCACCTAAAGCAAAAGATACTTGTAAGATAATCTTCTACAAGGGTAGTGGTGATCAGGATGTTAAATTTAGAGATGTTATAGAACCTGTTGAAGTTGGTGATACTTTAACTCCAAGTGCATATGCTCCTACTCCATCTTATCTACAAGAAGACCCAAGAACAGTTACATTAATTAAGTCTACAAATAACGTAGATACTATTCCTTATTATGGTCCAGGTATCACTGCTGATCCTAATCAAACTAAACCAGTTATTTTGACTAGGCAGACAGAAGATATGATTCTTAATGGAAAAGAAGTTTCTAAGGATAGAGGATTATACGAACCTCGTGTTATTCCTGCAGCAAATATTATTAAGGCGGTTGGAGTAACTTCAACTCAACTCTATGTTGATAATGTAAGACCTATATTTGATTCTCAAAATGAGAGTGATGTTGGTCTTACATTCCAAGATCAAGTTACTTTAACATCTCAAGTAGTAAAAACAGGTGCTACTGCTACATCTGTTGTATCTACTGGAGGAACTATTAGTTCTATCTCTGTTGTTGGTGGAGGAACTGGATATGATTCAGTACCAAATGTAGTCATTTCTAACGCTGTTGGATTTGGTTCTACTGCAACTGCAACAGCACAGATTAGTGGTGGTTCAGTTATAGGTGTAACGGTATCATTTGGTGGTACAAATTATAGTGAAAGTCCTCAAGTTCTCATCGAACCTCCTACTTTGGTTTCTGAGACTAATGATGTTGACTCCTATATTGGTGACTATGGTGTTGTTGTTGGATTCGGTACTACAACACAAAGTACCGTTGATAAGATGATTATGGATCTATACATTCCAACATATTCTGATTTAAGACAAACAAAATTAGTTGGAACTGCGATTACTATTAGTTCTCTTGATCTTCAAGATTACTTCATGGTCTTCGCATCTAATGCAGGAAGTGCCACAACATCTATAACTTCTAAGGATACTGATAACAATATAATTGGTGTAGGAACTCAATTTATTGATAACATATACCAAGTAAGTGCAGTAAGCAATGTTACTAGAAATGTAGTTGGTGTGGGAATGACTGTTGTAAGAAGAGTTTATGCAAATATAAGTGGTCTTTCAACGGTTACCTTTGGAACTAGTGATATTGACTTCTCTTCTGATGTCTATACTTTTGATGATGATGGTGAAGGAACAGGAAGTGGATTCGCAGGAATCATAACTGCTTCTAATTACTTTGGTAATTATAGTTGGGGTAAGATTACTCTTACAGGTAGATCTGAAACTAATCAGTTTGAGGTTTATCCAAATGATGGTATAAGTGGAATCTCCACTTGGCCATTAGTACAACGGACAATTCCTTTGAAGTCCTCTAATTATATTATCTAAATACTTTTAAATCTAGTGCTCTATAAATGGCAAAGTTAGGAATATCAACGGGGGCAGCACCAGACGACGGCACAGGTAGTAGTCTGTTAGTTGGTGCTGCAAGAGTCAATAGTAATTTTGATGAACTTTATACTTTACTAGGAGCAGGTTCGACTACCAACCTAGCACCTGGTATTGTTACTTCTATTGTTGCTGGAGATAATATAAGTGTTTCTGGTGGAACTGGACAAGTAACAATTACGGGTTCAGCAGGTACATCTCATGTAAATACTGGTTCTTTAAATGTTTCTGGTATTTCTACTCTTGGAGTAACATCTATCACAGGTAACGTAGTTGTTGATAGTGGCAACAAGATAAGTTTAATAGATGAGAATGAAATTCACTTTGTTAATGGTGCAGGTAATGGTGATGTAATTAGATGGGGAAGTGCAGGACCAGATAATTTGAGAATTGGTTTTGGTTGGGGTGCATATGGTTCAGCAGCAGCTATCTACTCCGATTATAGTATGAATCTTAGTAGTGCTATGAGAACTAATATTACCGCTACTGGAACCAGTTCTGGTGATATGGTCTACCTTAATAGCACTGATGGAGTAGATATAAGAACTAATGCAACTGTAACTGGAATGTTAACTGCTACTTCTTTTGTTGGCGATGGTTCAGGATTAACTGGAGTTGGTGGTGGTAGCACAGAATTCGTAAGCACGAAATCTTTAGTTGTTACTACTGGAATGAGCACAGTATCCAATACACAAAATTGGGATGGCACTTACCATTATTTTGGTGGTTCTGGTTACGGTGCTGCCACTACTTTTGGTGCTGTTGGACGTAATGGTCAGGACTTAATAGTTCAAAATGATAATAAGATTTTACTAAGAAATGGTTCTAATACAAGATTAGAAGTGAATAATGATGGAACTATCGTAACTGGTGTTGCTACTGCTACTCAATTGGATGTTGGAGATGCTCCACAAAATCTAAGAATAAGACATCTTGGATCAGGTAACAGAATTCAATCATATCAAGGTGGAACTATAGAAATAGGTGGTTCATCTGATGATGGTACTAATTATGAATATGGATTTAGATATACTCTTGATAATCAGGTAGAACTGACATTTAATGGAACCAAAAAATTCGAGACTACAAATCAGGGAACACTGACGACTGGTATTGCTAGTGCTACTTCATTTAGTGGTCATGGCAACGATCTTGTTACATCACAGTGGGCAGTTGCTAATAGTGGTTCTAGTCACTATACCTTTACTGGTCCAGGTAATTTGAGTGCTGCAGAGGATCCTACACTCTATCTTGCAAGAGGACAAACATATGAGTTTGTTGTTAATGCAAGTGGTCACCCATTTAGAATACAAACTACTTCTGGTGCTTATGATGCTGGAACTCAATATGAAACTGGTGTTACCAATCCTGGTGCTGCTGTTGGAACAATAAAATTCCAGATTCCTTTTAATGCACCAAACACTCTTTATTATGTTTGTCAAAACCACTCAGCAATGAATGGAACATTGACAATATACCCATCTATATAATCTTTAATAAATAAATAAAAACTTCTGTCAAATGTCTGCGATTATAACTGATCAGATTAGAATATTAAACGCAAAGAACTTCGTTGCTGGAGTATCTTCAAGTGCAAATTCTTACTATTCATTCATTGGATTACCCAATCCAACTGATTACCAATCTGATTGGGAGAAAAATCCTCCTGCACCTAAAGATAGTTTTAATGAAGAGAACAAATATTGGGATGATATGATTGCGTTGAAAAAGATTACTGCGTCTGACACTAGACAAGTAATTCCAAAACGCCTATGGACATCAGGTACAGTTTATGATATGTACCGTGCTGACTATAGCAGAACAAACACTGCTAAAGTTTCAGGTGCGACTAATTTATATAATGCCACATATTATGTTCTTAATTCAGAATACAGAGTTTATGAGTGCCTTCAAAATGGTACAACACCAGAAACGCCAAATGGTAAATCTTCTTTAGATGAACCTACATTTATTGATTTAGAACCAAGGTCAGCAGGAACAAGTGGTGATGGATATATCTGGAAGTATTTGTATACGATTAAACCAAGTGACATTATAAAGTTTGATTCGACTAATTTTATTCCTGTACCTACAGATTGGGCAACTTCTTCGGATAATGCACCTGTTCGTAATAATGCTGTTGATGGTTCAGTTAAAATTGTAACCATTAATAACCGTGGAGTTGGTATTGGTACTGCAAATAGAACTTATACTAGAGTTCCTATCAGAGGTAATGGTACTGGTGCTGAATGTACAGTGGTTATCAACAATGACCAGACAGTTGATTCTGTAGTTGTTTCTAGTCAAGGTTCAGGATACACTTATGCCAATGTTGATTTAGCTGCTGGTGGAGTTCCTGCTGGAACTACCTCACCAAGTCTTGATGTTGTCATTTCTCCTGAAGGAGGACATGGTGCTGATATCTATAGAGAACTTGGTGCATACAATGTTCTTTTATATTCTAGAATTGAAAATGATACAGAGAATCCTGATTTTGTAACAGGAAATGAGTTTGCTAGGATTGGAATTGTAGAAAATCCAAAAGCAACACCATCTTCACTACTAGTTGCTGATAAAGCAAGTGCTTTGTCTGCATTAAAAATAACTGGTGTTGGTTATAGTAGTGCAGTATTTACTATGGATGGTGAATTTACACAAACAGTTGCTGCAGGATCTACTGCAGTGGGTAGAGTTGTTAGTTATGACCAGACTACTGGAGTATTAAAGTTCTGGCAAGATAGAACTCTTGCAGGATTCAATACAGTTGGAACAGCACAAACTGACCCAACATACGGATATGAGTTAGTTCAGTTCTCAAGTAATCCAACAGCACCTGGAAGTTTAGATATTAGTCATGCATCAGTGTCTAATCTCAGCATTGATTCATCATTTAGCGGTATCAGTACCGTAATAAATAATAAAACATATTACTTGGGTCAAACTTTTACGAATGGTATTGGCAGTCCTGAAGTTGAAAAATACACAGGAAATATAATTTATGTTGATAATAGACCTTCTATTACTAGATCATCCAACCAAAAAGAAGACATTAAAGTCATTTTGCAATTCTAAGGAATAATAACGAATTATGCCACAACAAACTAATCTAAACGTTGCTCCGTATTTCGACGACTTTGATCCTTCTGATGATTTTCATAAGGTATTGTTTAAGCCTGGATTCCCAGTCCAAGCAAGAGAGTTAACAGGACTTCAATCAATATTACAAAACCAGATTGAAAAGTTTGGTCAGCACTTCTTTAAAGATGGTGCTAAAGTAATTCCTGGCAATACAACCTATCAAAGGCAATATACAGGATTGCAATTAAGTAATACTTATCAAGGTGTTCCTGTATCTGCATATGCGGATCAATTAGTTGGTACAAAAATTACGGGACAAACTTCTGGAGTAACTGCATATGTTACTGAAGTATTGTTACCTACAAATTCGGATAATGGCAATTTAACTCTTTATGTAAATTATTTGAGTTCAAGTACAGTCAATAATTCAACTGAATCTTTTAGTGATGGTGAAGAATTAGTTTGTAATACCGATATTACTTCTGGTTTACTTGGTAATAGTTCGATTGCTGCTAATACTCCATTTGCGTCTACACTACAATCAGGGTCTGCTATTGTAGGATCATCATTCTCTATTCAGAATGGTGTATATTTCATTCATGGGAATTTTGTTAATGTTGATGATGAGACATTAATATTAGATCAATATTCTAATACTCCAAACTACAGAATTGGTTTAAATGTAAATGAAGAAATAATTACATCTGATTTAGATGAAACTTTAAATGATAATTCACAGGGATATAATAACTTTGCTGCACCAGGAGCAGATAGATTAAAGATTACAGCATCTTTATTTAAGAAATCATTAGATGATTTTGAAGATTCTAATTTTGTAGAATTAGGAACTGTTGAAAATGGGGTATTAAGGATACCTGGTAAAATTGCATCAAGTCCGTTTCAAAAAGAATTAACAGAGGCTTTAGCAAAAAGAACATTTGATGAGTCTGGAAACTATACATTAGGAGCATTTGATGTTTCTGTTCTTGATTCATTAAACGATAATGAAGGCAATAACGGATTATATGACATTGAAGAATTTACTGCAGGTGGAGATATTCCAGCAGAAGATAAAATTGTATATAAAGTTTCTGAGGGTACAGCATTTGTAAAGGGATATGAGGTTAGAAAAGTACGTCCTACTCTTGTTGATGCACCTAAACCACGTACTTCTTTTACTATAGAAGATGAGTCTATAATTTATAATACTGGTCCAACATTAAAATTAAATAGAGTTTTTGGTTCACCAGGAATAAGTACAGCAAATAATACTATTGTTAGTTTGAGAGATAGTAGAATCGGTGCAGGAAATACTACTGCTGGTGGTAATGAGATAGGTGTTGCTAGAATATATGATTTTGCATTAGAAGGTGGAACCTATAATAATAATTCAGTATTGAATGAGTGGGATATTTCTCTATATGATGTACAAACAACTACTCAGATTACTCTAAACCAACAAAGCACACTTACTACACCAACTCACATAAAAGGTGCTAATAGTGGTGCAACAGGATTCTTATTTAATCCTATCACAGATAATGCTAGTTTAGAAGTATATGAAACTTCGGGTGATTTCATTAAAAATGAACCAATAATTGTCAATGGTATCTTAAGTGGGAAGATTGCAATAGCAGTAACTGCTCATGGTATTGAAGACGTAAAATCCATATTTAGTACCAGAGATGTTGGTGCTACACCATATTCAGGTACTGTTGGATTATCATCTATCTTTAATGCTGATGTAATTCAATCAACTTCATCTAATATTGGTATTGCTACTATTAGTGCTTCCTCTGGTGGATTCAGTACAGTTACAAGTCCTAATGAAAGATTTCCTGGTACTTTAGTAAAAGTAAATAATCTTGTTCAATTTAGCAATTCTGCTAAATCAAATGATCCTACTTATGGTAAGGTTACTGCAATTGGTACAAACACTATAACAATCACAAACGTTGCTGATGTTGATGGTATAGTAAATGGAAGTTTGCCAACTTCTGTTAGAGAGGTAACTGACTTTAAAGTCTTAACTACAGAGTTGCAAAGTTCATCTGACAATAGTTTGTTTACTGAACTTCCTAATCAGTACATATCAGATGTTGATTTAACAAATGCATCGATTACAATTAGAAAAACATATAATGTTAGTATCTCAGGTAATAAAACTAGTTTAGTAAATGCTGGTGATAATGAGTCATACTTACCATTCGATGAAGAAAGATATTCCTTACAGAGAACTGATGGGGCAACCGAAACATTAAGTGCAGATAAGTTTATCTTTACTAATGGTGGCAAAACCTTACAAATTGGTAATTTGGGTTCTGATACAACTAATGCAACTCTTATAACCACATTAACAAAAGTAAAACCAACATCAAAAACTAAAATAAGAAATAGAGTTAATTCTATTGTTGTTGATAAGTCTATTCTTGTTGGTTCTGGTATAGGAACAACAACATTAAATAATGGTCTAACTCATGGCAATTATCCTTTTGGTACAAGAGTAGAAGATGAGGTTATTTCTCTCAATACTCCTGATGTAATTGATCTACATGCTGTATTTGAGTCTGGGGATACTAATGCACCAGCAGCACCAAAAGCAACTCTTAACACTATTACAAGTCCATCAAATACTACTGCAGAATATGTTGTAGGTGAAAAAATTACGGGACAAACCAGTGGTGCAGTTGCTATTGTAGCAAGTATTGTTACACCATCTCAAATTGAGTTTATCTATAAAAATGATGGTCAATTTACAGAAGGAGAGAGTATTTCTTCTTCTGAATCAAATGTATCGGCAATTATAACAACTATAGTCGAATCTAGTTTTGACATAACAGATAATTATAGTTTCTCTACTGGACAAGAAACTACTCAATACAATCAGGGATTTATTACTAAGAATGAGGATGTAAAAGCACCTTCTAAGCAAATTAAAATTTATTTCTTAAGTGCCTATTATGATACCAATGATACTGGTGATATAACAACTATAGATTCATATGAGTCCTTTGATTATTGCAATGAAATACCATATTATGAAAATATCAAAAATAGTGATGTAATTGATATTAGACCAAGAGTTAATGAATATACTGTTACTGAAGGTTCTAGATCTCCATTAGAATTCAAAGGAAGGAATTTTGATTCTTCTGGTAATTCTTCAAATAGTATTTTAGCATCTGATGAGAATATTTTAACTACATTCTCTCATTATGTGGGTAGAGTAGATGTTGTTTGTTTGACTAAGAGTGGAAGGGTACAATTAGTAACAGGATTACCTTCACCACAACCACAAAAACCAGCGAAAGTTGATGATTCTATAGAACTTGCTACTATCAGTCTTGCACCATATCTTTGCAATATTGATGATGATGTTTCAATTACTTCTCTAGAATACATTCGTTATACAATGAGTGATATTAGAAGATTGGAACAAAGAATTAGTAATTTAGAATATTATACTGCATTATCTTTATTAGAAACAAATACTCAAAACTTCTTTGTTTCTGATGCAAATGGATTGAACAGATTTAAGTCTGGATTCTTTGTTGATAATTTTGAGAACTTCTTGTCTCAAGATGAGCGTTTTATCAAGAACAGTATTGATACAAAGAACAAGGAATTGAGACCAAGCCATTATACAACTTCAGTTGACCTTATGTTTGGTCCTGTAGTTAATGTTGATGCAACACAAGATCCTACTACTGCTCAAATTGAAGGAGTTAATGTTAGACGTAATAATGGTATCGTCACTCTAGATTATGCTGAAGTTGAATGGTTTAAGCAAGAATTTGCAACTAGGTCAGTTAGTGTAACACCATTTATTGTTCCTTTCTGGAATGGCATTTTATCATTAACACCACAATCAGATACTTGGACAGATACTGTCAGAATACAAGCAAGAACAATCGTAGAAGGTAATTTCTCATCACAAGTAGCAAGAGCACGTCAAATTTTAGGAAGAGACCCTCAGATTGGATTTGTTAATACTGCGTGGGATTCTTGGAGAGTAACATGGGCTGGAGATACTAGACAAGAAACATCTGTTAGCACATGGGGTAGATCTCTAGGTAGGACACAGCAAAGATTTAGAAGGGAATCCACAGCAACTTTACAAGATCAACGTAGACAAAGATCTGGTAGAGAAGTTCTAGTAACAGAAACCAGAGATGATGTTTCTCTTGGTGATAGAGTAGTAAGTAGAGAACTTATTACTTTTGTAAGGTCAAGGAATGTTCAGTTTACTGCTCAAGGTATTAAACCATTAACTAGAGTATATGCCTTCTTTGCTGGCAGAGAAGTATCACGTTTCTGTGTTCCTAAGTTATTGCAAATAAGCATGTCATCAGGAGCATTCCAAGTTGGAGAAACTGTAATTGGAAGAATGAACTCTGGTTCAAATAGAAATAGTTCTTCTGCTTATATTCAATTTAGGGTTGCAAATCCTAATCATAGAACAGGTGCATTTAATGTTCCTTCAAGAACCTATGCAGAAGATCCATATACATCAGGTTCAATCCCTACAACATATACATCTTCATCAACTTTATTGAACGTAGATGTTGCTGGATTAGCGGATATAAGTCAAACTGACTTCTATGGGTGGGTTGCTTCTGGAATGCTTCTTACAGGTCAATCTAGTGGTGCTCAAGCAACTATTAGCAGTGTACGTTTGATTTCTTCACTATCAGGTTCTTTATTGGGTTCTTTCTTTATTCCTAATCCAAACAATAATACTTTCCCTAGTTTTGCAACTGGTAGATCTTTGTTTAGATTATCAAGTGATGCTGGCAATGCTCAAGATGCTACTACGAGTGCAGAACAAGATTACATGGCACAAGGTAGTCTTGATACAGTAAGAGAAGATATTATTTCGACTAGAAATGCTACAGTCACTATTAATGAAGTAACAGCAGAAGACAGCATAACTGCAACTCTAGGTGTTACAACTCAAGATGTATTGACTGCTCAATGGCAAAGAGGTGGTGACCCATTAGCACAATCGTTTATAATCGATAATCCTGAAGGTGTATTCTTAACTAGATGTGATGTTTTCTTCAGAACAAAAGATGACATGGGTGTTCCCGTTATATTCTCTATCAGAACTATGGAGAATGGAGTACCTACACAAACTATAGTTCCATTATCAGAGGTATCATTAGATCCTGATGAAGTAGTATTATCTACTGATGCTACTCAGTCTACTACTTTCCAATTTGATGCACCTGTTTATCTTGAAGCAGGTAGAGAATATGCAATGGTAATGCTATCTAATTCAGCAAAATATAGTGTTTATATTTCCAGAGTTGGTGAAAATGATGTAACTAATCAAACCTTTGTTTCTAATCAACCAATACTTGGAAGTTTGTTTAAATCTCAAAATGCTTCTACATGGGAACCAAGTCAGTGGGAAGACCTTAAGTTTACTCTTTATAGAGCAGACTTTATAGAAAGTGGTTCATTTGATACTTATAACCCACAATTAGATATAGGAAACGGACAAATTGCTCAACTAATGCCAGATTCTCTAGAAATCAATTCTAGACAAGTCAGAGTTGGTCTTGGTACAACAGTTGGTGACACAGACTTCTTATTAGGCAATACTGTTGTTCAAGGTGGAACTCAGGCAACTGGTGATTATGTTGGTTCTGCTGGAACTGCAGGTGGTCTTAATATAACCAATGCAGGTTTAGGTTATACTCCAGCATCTGGTCAATTAACCTTTACTGGAGTCAACTTAGTAACTCTTACTGGTAATGGTAGAAATGCAACTGCAAACATTACTATCAATGGAGGATCAATCGTTGCATCTGGTGCAACTATCTCTAACGGTGGTACTGGATATCAAATAGGTGATGTTGTAGGAATAGCAACTATTGGTGCTAATTCTATAGGAAGAAATGCTAAGATGACTGTTACATCTATTGGCAGCACTTCTGAATTAATTCTCGACAATGTTGAAGGCAACTTTGTTGTAGGTTCAGCAAATACTTTGAGTTTCATTAACAATGCTGGTATTACTACAGTATTGAATAATGCAAACGGAGGAGATGTTCAGATAGGTTCTATTGTTTCTGTAAATGATGGATTAACCATCAATGTCAATCATAAGAATCATGGAATGTATTCTACTGACAATAAAGTAACATTAGCAAAGATAGAATCAGATTCTATTCCTACAAAACTTGCTACTGCTTATCCTGTAGGATCTACAGCAGCAATATCAGTTGAAAATGCTGGTATCTTTACCAACTATGAGAATGTAGGTGTAGGAACTACTAACGTTGGACTTCTAAGAATAGGTGATGAAATTATCGAGTATACAAATACTTCAGGTAATACAATTGGTGGAAATATTGTAAGAGGTTCAACTTCAGTTGATTATCCAGTTGGAACTCCAGTTTATAAGTATGAATTGGATGGAGTTGGTTTATGGAGACTTAATACTACGCATGATGTAGTTGATGAGATTAAATTTGATTCCTACAATGTTAAATTGGATATGTCCAAGAAATATAAGGATACAAATGATGACAGAAGTAATGATGTTGGATTCCCACAACTATTCTTTAACAATTCAAAATCTGCTGGTGGTTCTAAGATAACTGCAACTCAAAATGTTCCTTTTGAAATTATTACACCTCTAGTATCTAATGTAACTCTTCCACAGACAAGCATTACTGCTAATGTAAGAACTGTTACAGGAACTAGTTTGGGTGGTAATGAAATATCATTCCTTGATACTGGTTTTGATGCTGTAGTTCCGAATGAAAGCAATTACTTAAATACACCAAGATTGATTGCTTCAAAAGTAAATGCAGACAATAAGTTAACAACTCTTCCTGGTAATAAGTCTTTGAATATGAAGTTTACACTCAATACAACTAACAGTTGGGTGAGTCCTGTAATTGATGGTCAAAGGATTAGTGCAATATTAACTTCTAATAGAATTAATAATCCAGTAACAAGTTACGCTACTAACGCACAAGTAAAGACTATTGATAATGATCCTAATGCGTGTCAATACATCTCCAAAGAAATGGAATTGGAAAATTCTGCATCTTCCTTGAAGATAATATTAGATGCTCATATTAATGTTAATACAGACATTAGAGCATTCTATGCAGTCAATGCTCAACCAGGAATTGATCCTGTGTTTGTTCCATTTCCTGGATATGCAAACTTGAACAAGAATGGAGAAGTTATTGACTCTGCAAATAATGATGGTTCGACAGACGATTTTATTACAAAATCAAATGGTTATGGACAAGATGCTAAAGATCTTGATTATGTTGAATATACATTTACTGCAGATGAATTACCTTCATATAGGTATTATAGAATTAAACTCGTGATGACTTCAACATCACAGGTACATGTACCTCGTGCAAGAAGATTGAGAGTGATGGCATTAGCATGATTAACGTAGAAGGTAATGCGGATCTCAAACGAGATCCCAAATCAAATGCTATTATTAACACTAATGCTTCAGATTATGAAAGATATGTGACACGTCGTAAAGTAAAAGCAAAAGAAAACGATAAAGTAACAAATATGGAAGAGGATCTCGCTAATTTAAAAAATGAAATGAACGAAATCAAATCTTTACTTAAGGAGTTAGTCTACAATGTCAAGTAAGAATTTAACATTTGATCCCACAGCAGGAGTTCCTTATGCTGCTAATTTGACTCTTTATTCTGGTGCAGATTTTACAGCAAAATTTAATGTTGTTGATACCTCCAATTCTCCATATAATTTTACAGGATATACTGCATCATCTCAGATGCAAAAAAGTGCAGGTATAGGTGCAACCACCGTTCCTGCTACCACCTTTAATGTTGGATTTACAAGTGCAGCAGGAGGTGTTTTTGAAGTATCAGTGGGTTCTACAGATACTAGAACACTGGTAGAAGGAAGATATGTTTATAACGTTTTAGTTAGTTCAGGTTCTACAATTTATAATATAGTAAATGGAAATATCTTGGTTTATCCAGGTATTTCTTCTGCTCCCTAAATAATAGAAAGGTATAGTGTATAAATGGCACAACCAGCAAGTAGACAAGAATTTACTGATTATTGCAAAAGGCAACTGGGAGCTCCAGTGCTTGAAATTAATGTTGCCGATGAGCAAGTAGAGGACATCATTGACGATGCAATTCAGTATTTTAATGAAAGGCATTTTGATGGTGTCGCACAGGTATATTTAAAATATAAAGTAACACAAGATGATATTGATAGAGGAAAGGGACCAGGACAAGCAGGTAATACAGGAATAACAACTACCATTGTAGATAAGAATGTTGGATTAACTACTGAATTTAAATATCAAGAAAATCAAAATTATTTACAAGTTCCTCCTTCTGTTATTGGAGTAACTAAAGTATTTCACTTTGATGGTTCTAATACTGTAACAAATAATATGTTCAGTGTTAAATATCAAATGTTCTTAAATGACATTTATTATTGGGGTGCAACTGAATTATTAACATATGCAATGACAAAGACCTATTTGTCTGACATTGACTTTCTATTGACCACAGAGAAGCAAATAAGGTTCAATCAGAGGATGGATAGACTATACCTTGACTTCGACTGGGCAACATTAAATCCAGGCGATTACCTAATAATGGATTGTTTTAGAGCATTAAATCCAAATGATTATACAAGAGTTTGGAATGATTCTTTCTTAAAGAAATATGCAACTGCATTGATGAAGAGACAGTGGGGTCAAAATTTGCTTAAATTCCAAGGAGTTAAATTACCAGGTGGTATTGAATTAAATGGAAGACAAATTTACGATGATGGTGAAAAGGACTTAGAAGTCATCAGAGAAATGATGTCCAATACTTATGAAATTCCACCTCTAGATATGATAGGTTAATATAGTGCTCAATCCCTTTTTTCAACAAGGAGCAAGATCTGAACAGAATTTAGTTCAGGATTTAATCAACGAACAGTTGAGGATGTATGGTGTTGAAGTACATTATATGCCCAGAAAATATGTTGAAGAAAATAAAATAATAAGGGAAGTAGTACAATCTAAATTTGATGACGCATATCCTTTAGAGGCATATGTAGATACTTTTGATGGATATGGAGAGAATCCAGTTCTTCTAACCAAGTTTGGTATTGAAGCAACAAACGAAATAACTCTTACTATTTCTAAGGAAAGATTTGAAGATTATATCTCACCTTTGATGAAGAATGAGGCAGATGTAAAATTATCCACTAGACCAAAAGAAGGTGATTTAATCTATTTTCCATTAGGTGATAGATTATTTGAGATTAAGTTTGTTGAACACGAAAAACCTTTCTATCAACTTCAAAAAACATATGTTTATGAATTGAGATGTGAACTCTTCCGTTATGGAGATGAAGTTATTGATACTGGCATTGCTGAGATTGATGATGAGTTAACTGGAGATAATGCTGATGGGATTACAGAGGATGGTATTCCAACTATCTTAGGACCAACTCAAACATTCACTCTAGTCGGCACAGGATCGACTGCAGCAGCAGAAACAAGTATTATATCTACTGGTGGTATAAGATTCGTACAAATCACTGACAGGGGCGGTGGATACCTCCACAGTCCTACTATAGGATTCTCTTCAGCACCTTCAGGTGGAGTAACTGGTATTGCCACTACAAGGATGATTGGTGGTATTCAGGTATGCAATTTAAATGTAAATGCAAATGCTAAATCTATTCAAAACATAGATTTAGTTAATCCAGGTTCTGGATATACTGTCGCACCTCTTGTACAAGTTACTGGAGGTGGTGGAGCAGGTGCAGCAGCAACTGCATATATTGGTAATGGATTAGTGGGAGTTATCACTGTAACATCAGGTGGTGGTGGATTTACAACCTCCCCAACTGTTACGATAGCAGGTCCAGCAGGAGTTGGAACTACTGCTACAGCACACGCAGTCTTGAGTTCTGGAGGTAGTATTACTGCTATTAATATCACCAATGCTGGTGCTGGTTATACTCAGATACCAAATATAACAATATCTAATCCTTCATTAGATTCTTCAGGTAATTACATATTCAATGAAACCGTAACAGGTTCAGTAAGTGGTGCTACAGGAAGAGTTAGAACTTGGGACTCTATAACAAATATTTTAGAGGTATCTTCAATCTCTGGTGCATTTAGTATTGGAGAAAATATAGTTGGATCTGTATCTAAGGCATCACATGCATTACGCATTGTAGATGAAGAACCTACTGATGATGGATTTGCCGATAATACTAATATAGAATTAGAAGCAGATAAGATATTAGACTTTACTGAACAGAACCCATTTGGTACTCCCTAAATAATATACCAGGACTATAACAATGTTTGAATATTTTTATAACGAAATTCTGAGAAGAACCATTATTGCGTTTGGTACTTTGTTTAACGGCATTACTGTTAAGCAAACCGATTCGACGATAAGGGTTCCTTTGGCATATGGTCCTACTCAGAAGTTCTTAGCAAGATTAGAGCAATCACCTGACTTGAATAAGTCTACTGCCATTACTCTACCGAGGATGTCTTTTGAGTTTACTGGTCTTACTTATGATCCATCAAGAAAGGTAACTACTACTCAGCAATTTATTGTTAAAGATCCCACTGACGGAAGTGATGTTAAAAAGTCATATATGCCAGTCCCATATAATATGCAATTTGAATTGAGTATTATGTGTAAGGTGAATGATGATGCACTTCAAATTACAGAACAGATTCTTCCATATTTCCAACCTGCATATAATGTAACTGTAGAATTAGTTGAAACTATAAAAGAAAAGAGAGATATACCGATTGTATTGGAAAATATTACAATGCAAGATGATTATGAAGGAGACTTTGATAAGAGAAGAGTTCTTCTTTATACACTAAGATTTACTGCAAAGACATATCTATTCGGACCAGTTGCCGATGCTACAAAGGATATCATCAAGAAGTCTTCTGTTACATATATTGCTGGTGGTGCTAAATCTGCTGCTAGAGATATCACATACTCTGTTACTCCAAGAGCAATCAAGAACTACACTGGTATTGTTCTTACCAATCTATCAGAGAACATCACATTAGGTGACACGGATATTACAGTGGATGATGGTTCTAAGATACCTGCAGTATCATCTACTGAGAACTTATATCTCGATATTGGTGGAGAAGAAGTTCTAGTTGTTTCAAAAGAGGGCAATCAGTTAATAATAAAGAGAGGACAAGATTCTACTACAGCAGTATCTCATATTAAGGGAACTGCAGTTAAATCCATTACAACTGCTGATAATGCATCTATTGAGGTGGGTGATGACTTTGGATTTGATGGCACTACTGAGAGTTGGTTATAAATTATGACAAAAGACAATTTGGATAAAACTTTTAATATCACTCCAGAAGTGGTAGAAGAAAAGAAATCAATTGAAAGATCTACTCCACCTCCTGATAGATTAACTAAAGATGATATTACAAGAGACTATGAGTATACAAGAGGTAATCTTTATAGTATAATAGAGAAGGGACAAGAAGCAATTGATGGTATTCTTGAAATTGCTCAAGAAAGTGAAATGCCTAGAGCATATGAAGTTGCTGGTCAGTTAATCAAAAGTGTCTCTGATGCTACTGATAAATTAATAGACCTTCAGAAAAAACTGAAAGATGTTAATACAGAGGATAAAAAATCTCCAACTAATGTAACTAATGCATTATTCGTTGGTTCTACTGCTGATTTAGCCAAACTAATCAAACAGCAGAATTCTGAAAAAGAGTAATTTTTTTCTAAAATAAATATTAAAATAGATGAGTAATATTCTGTGTCTCTAAATAAACCATCAGATTTTTTTGAGCGAAAAAAAGACGAAGAATTAGCTCGCAAAAAATTAAAAGAAGAACAGGAATTAGCAAATAAAAAAGTTTCTGCACCAAAGGAATTTTTTGGTGAGGAAGAAGAAGTAGTAGAAATAGTTGAAGAAGTAAAACCTAAAGCAAAACCAAATCCTCTTGCAAAGATAAGAGAAGATCTAAAAAAATTATCTAAATCAATTCCTGAGAAAACAGACCTTTCAGAGGTTTTTGGTAGAATTGAAGAGTTAAAAGAAAGGATTGATAATATACCCGAACAGGTTAGTTATGAAGGGCATATTAATGTTTTACGTGCCGAAATAACAGAAGTAGAAGAGAGTATACCTGAACAATTTGACCCAACTGATTTATACAATAATCTATCATCTCTAAAAGAGAATATTGAAAGAGTTCGTTCAGAAATACCTGTTATTCCTGAACCAATTCTTTATGACGATGAATTAAACAATATTACTGCATTAGTAGAAGAAGTTAGAAATAGTATTCCAGAAGTTCCTGAAGTTAGATACTATGAGAAGGAACTTAATTTAATAATCGACTCTATTGAAGAAGTTCGTGAAGAGATACCTGTAATACCTGAAATAAAGTATTATGATGAGCAGATTTCTGGTATTGAAAAAGGTATAGAATTAATTGAGAAATCAATATCTAAGTTACCAAAAGTCAAGTATTATGATAAGCAGATTAAAGAGATATTAGAATCTGTAAAAGAAGTTCGTTCAGAAATACCTGAAGTTCCTGAAGTAAAATATTATGATGAAGAAATAAAAGGATTAGAAGAAAAGATTTCTTTAGTAGAAGGTTCTATTCCAATAGTACCAGAAGTAAAATCTTATGATGAAGAAATTAAGGGTATAAACAAAGAAATTAGAGGTCTTTATAATAAGTATACTTCAATCAGAATTCCTGATCAAGAGCAGTATATATCAGAAGCAAAGAATTTATATTCTTCATTTGAGAAGAAGAATATAAAACTTCAGAAAAAGATTGATCATTTAGAAGAAGTTTTTAGTAAATTTAATGAAGAAGTTCTGATTGAAAATACTTTAAGTATACCACCTGATGAAGATAATTCTGACCCATTAACACCACTAGATCAGAAGTTTGTAACTTATGAAAAACTTCAAGAGAATTATAGATTATTTGTAAATAGAGTTCAGCAACAACTAGCATCGTTTGGTGGCGGTGGTATAGGTGATGCTCCTTATGATGGACAAGCATATGTTCGTAAGAACTATAAGTGGGTTTTAAGTAGTGCTGCTGGTGGCGGTGGTGGTGCTGGACTTTGGCAGTCTGATTCTGTTGGTATTAATACCACATCTAATATTGGTGTGGGTGCAGATGCAGTTGCAGGAAAAAGATTATACGTATCTGGTGATGCAGAGTTTACTGGCAATGTATCAGTTGGTGGAACTCTTACTTATGAAGATGTAAAGAATGTAGATTCTATTGGTGTAATAACCGCCCGTCAGGATGTAAGGGTCGGTCAAAACCTATCAGTTGTAGGGTTAACCACACTAGGTTCTGCCAATGGGATAGGAACCGTACACGTTGGATTAGGGAATACCGCCCTATATGTGGACGGTGATGCAAGAGTTGTTGGTGTACTTACTGTTGGTAGATCATCTATTACTTTAGATGGTAACTCTAATATAATTAATGTTGGTATTGTTACTATTTCAAATACCACAGTAAATATTGGTGAAAATGTAAGAATTAATGCTATTGCTTCAGGTATTAACTCTGCACCTAATGTTTTATATGTTGCAAAGGATGGTGATGATGATAATAACGGCACATCTATTGATAATGCTAAACTAACAATTAAAGCAGCAGTTGGTATTGCTCAATCAGGAACAACAGTTAAAGTT